TCGGGGGTTGTACTCATGATGATTGGCGCTGTTGCCTGTTGCGATAAAAACTGAAAGATACTAACATGGAAGCACGCAAACAATGAGAAAAAACGAAAGTCCAGTGTTGCACCTACAGAGCTGTTTTTGCACCAAAGGCACCCATTACAAAATGAAAGGGTTAGCGCAAAACGATAGCCGGGAATGGTATTCGTTTTTGAGTTGTTGCCCAAAGACTTTAAGCAGATGCTTAAGGTCTTTTTCGTTTTTGCTGACATAAAAAGAACGGGGATGCCGTGCTCCCCGTTCTTTTTATGTTGAAGTCAGTCCAGCGCAACCTCATCGGCCAGAGGAATGCTGTCCGCCGCGCCCTGACGGCTGACGGTGATGGAGGACGCCTTCGCGGCGCGCTTCATAACAGAGGCAATGTCCTCACCATTGGAAATGCCGGTGATAAAGTAGCCGGTAAACGTATCGCCCGCAGCGGTCGTATCCACAGCCTTCACCTTGAAGGAAGGCTGGAAAAGGATCTGGTCGCCCTGCATGCAGTACGCGCCGTCACTTCCAAGCGTGAGAACCACGTTGGCATTGGGGTACTTGGCCTTCATACCGGCGAGGATCTTTTCGGGTTCGGTCTCATCCGTCAGTGCCTTGCCTTCAATTTCATTCATCAAAAACCAGTTGACGCATTCAAGCGGATAGGTGTAGAGACCTTCATTGATGGGAGAGGGATTGAAAACGATGGTCATGCCGCGCTCGGAAGCCATACGCATGATGGTGGGAGAATTGTCCAGCTCATTCTGCAGAATAAGGATGTCTCCCTTCTCAAAACCTTCCAGCACACGAGCGATGTCTTCCTCCAGTACGCGCATGTTTTCACCGGCAAAAACGATGATGCTGTTCTGGCCGTTCTTGTCCACCTGAATAACTGTGTGACCAGAAGGACCGGCATTGTGCTTGATATAGCGGGTATCCACGCCGCCGCGCTGCAAAGTATCCATCAGCAGCTTGCCGTCGTCGCCCACGACGCCCGCATGGTAGACCGCGCCGCCTGCCTTGGCAATGGCAATGGACTGGTTAAGACCCTTGCCGCCAGCAAACAGGGATTTATTCTGTGCCATCTGCGTTTCACCGGGTTGAATCATATGGTCAACCTGGTACACGTTATCAATGTTCATGGAGCCATAGTTCAAAATTTTCATGTGCAGGACCTCTCTATTAAAGGTTTTGTATGGAAACAATTGTTGTTTACAGTATACCATTGTGAAATTGGAAAGTCAATTGCGGGAGGCAGAAGACGCATTTCTGCATACATCTGAAAACAGCAGGGATGAAAGAGAAGTTTCGGCATCAGAGAGGCAAAAGACGAATGATTCTGATGAGCAAACACAGCACAATCCCTGCACCAGTCGGCAGAAGCACGCCAAGAGACGTCCAGCGTACACTGTGTGTCTCTTTCCAGATGGTGAGTACTGTGGTGGAGCATGGCCAGTGAAACAGCAAAAATACTACGACGGACAGGGCTGTCCACAATGTCCATCCGTTTTGCAGAAGAATTTGCCTGACGGTTTCAAGGCCCTGAAGCTCCATCAACACCGAATGCTGCTGATAAATCATAAGGATCATGGGAAGAACCAGTTCATTTGCGGGAAATCCGAGAATAAACGCCAATAGAATGACTCCGTCCATTCCAAGCAACCGTCCCGCCGGATCCAAAACGGAGGAGAAATGCTGAAGCAGTGAAACGCCATTGATCTGCAGATTGGAAAGGCACCATACCACTGCGCCGGCTGGGGCTGCTACTGCCACGGCGCGCCCAAGCACAAACAGCGTTCTGTCCAGCAGGGAACGAATCAGCACCTCGCCCCATTTGGGCTGACGATAGGGGGGCAGCTCAAGTGCGAAGGCGGACGTCATGCCGGAAAGAATGGTTCTGGATAAAAACCATGAACAAAGAAAAGTAACAAACAGACTGAGCATGAGGACAGCCAGCAGGAGAAAAGTCCCCGTCAGGCTGTGTACAATGCCGCTGCCAAAGGCAAAAAACATGGAGATCAGCGCAATCAGGGCAGGAAAGCGTCCGTTGCACGGTACAAGCGAATTGGTGAGAAGGGCGATCATTCTCTCACGGGGACTTTGGATGATTCGGCAGCCAGCAACCCCTACGGCATTGCAGCCAAGCCCCATGCACATGGATGGGGGATTTATGTTATCGCAACATATTACAACCGTTGTAAACCAAGGAATTTTAAATAGATGTCCACTTGTTGTTTTTTGATTTTCTTATCGTCTGTGTTTTCCCATGTCCCTTGATGTACTTCGATTTTTTCAACAAACGTTAAAAGCATTTGCCGTGTTAATTTGCTTGGAAGAATGTAACCCTTAATTAAGTTTGAAAATTCGCGTGCGGATTGAATCAGCAGCGGAGTGGAAGAAATCATTGAGCCTTCTAAAGCGTTTTGTTGTTTTTTGAGAAGCTCTTGCTTTTCTTCGAATGATTTTAAAAGCTTCACAAAACGCTCATCAGAAATTTTTCCAATAAGATTGTCCTCATACAGCTTTTGGATCGTTGAGTCGATGCTACTAATTTGCTTGATAATATCATCGAGCTGCTTTTGCTTTTCTTTTTTCTCGCAATCTTGTTGCTTTAAACGTGCTTGGCCGATTTTTGCGAGTAAAAGCCAATCATCATTATTTAAAGTCTCAATTTGCGAGACGATTTCGTTATAGACAACAGAGCTTAAGTGGTCATAATTTATAAAGTGATTTGAGCACTCTTTTGAGCCGTACAATTTGTACCGCCCACATGATAAATTATAATGGCCTTCTTTCCATTGTCTGGTAGGGGAAGTGCTCATTCCACGTCCGCAATCATAGCAAAAAGCAACGCCTGCAAACATATTAGTGAATTCGCCATTTTTTTCAGACTTCCGTCTTGAGATTGTTTTTTGTGCTGCGTCGAAGATGTCTTTTGGAATAATCGCCTCGTGATGCTTCTCAGTTATAACCCACTCATTTTTGGGAATTTGGACAATCGTTTTTGACTTGTAAGAAGCCTTCTTCTGTCTGTTTTGGACAAGTGTACCAATATAAACCGGGTTCCTAGCAAGTTTAGAAACAATAGAGCTTGTCCACTCCTGACGCTGAGAGCGCTTTTCGATGCTCGCGTTTGGGTTCATTTTACATAAACGCTGAGCCGGGGTTGGGATCGAACGCGAATTAAGAGAATTTGCTATCTCTTTTGGGGTATAGCCTTCGAGGATCAAGGCGAAAATCTGACGGACGACTTCTGCTGATTCATCATCGATGAGTAGCTTATGCTTATCAGAGCAGTCTTTTTTGTACCCATAAGGAGCGAAGGGGGCGAAGAATTCTCCACGTTCCATTTTTGAATGGAATACACTGCGGATTTTCATGCTGGCGTCTTTAGCATAGAATTCATTAGCTACATTTTGCCATGGTGCGGAACGAGTAGTATATTCGTTATCGCTATCATAGCCATCAAGTACAGCAATATAACGGACAGAATGCTCTGGGAAGTAAACATCTTGATAATAGCCAGCTTCAGAATAATTTCTTCCTAAACGTGACAAGTCTTTGGTTATTACCAAATTGATTTTTCCTATTTCGATATCATGCTTAAGTTGAAGGAATCCAGGCCTTTCAAAACTCGTCCCTGAGAAGCCATCGTCAACATAATATCCCACAATAGAAAAATTACGCCTTTGAGCGTATTCGGTAAGCATTTGTTTTTGGTTATCTATAGATTGCGAGACATCACCTTCTTTATCCTTATCAGACAAACGCAAATACAAACCAGATTTGTAAACTTTGGTTCCTAACTTTGTGTGCGTCACTCTTAGCAGCCTCCTTCTGCAAGAGACGCAATAACACACTTCTCGCTTAATATTTTATCATAAAGTCCTTGCTCTATCAATGACGAAAGAAGCTTTAAGAGCGAAGGGGTATTATCATCAAAAATTGTATTGGCTATGTAAACGCAGCCATCTATCTGATAGTTCATGGCATCCTCCTATATTTGATTTGTTTTTAAGCTACGCACTTGGCAGCGAAAAGAGAACACGGGGCTAAAAAATAACCCCGTGTGTGATTAAATTCTCTTATTTGAGTGAAAGGTACTTTTCAATAGTCCTTCAAGCATTGTCTGCTTAATGGAAATATTTGAGTTAGCAACAGCGAAAGTCATGGCTCTGCTTTCAGCGCATACAATGCACTTCTTTTTCGCGCGGGTAATAGCCGTGTAGAGCCACTCTTTTGTAAGCAACATTCTGCCGCCCATATCAAATCCAACGATGACGTAATTTGCCTCAGAGCCCTGCAGTTTGTGGCAACTTAATGCATACCCCAATTCGATTTTGGAAAAGTCGCCTGTAGGAATCGCAATATCACCCCATTGATCAAAAGTTACAACGATATAATCAGCACGGGCTATTTTAATGATTCCTCTGTCGCCATTATAAATGGGGCAAATATCTGTGGTTTCTATTTCGTATCCTTCGTCATCGACGATTGTGGTTTTTTTATAGGGCGGATCAATTGGGTCGTAACGAATTGCTTGGTACATGTTTTTCGTCACGATAACACGATCATTAACACGAAGAGCATATCCAGTTTCACCTTTATTTTTAGGCTCAATGCGAATGCTGTCATTCTCATATTTGGAGGGGTTTACCATTTTTTGAATGGCGTTATTTAAGCGATGAGTACAAATTTCTCCTCGCTGTTTCATCGGCACAACGACTTGGATGTCACAATAGTCAATGCCTGACTCTAAGAGCTCTTGATACTGCTCCAAAATGGTGTCGTGTGAAAGAATGGCATCGCTGTAAATCGCCAGCTTAAGATCTTCTAGTTCTCCACGAATTTCTGAACCGACCCAGTCTTGCACAATCAACTGCTCCTGATTGCGAACTTTGAGGCTTTCAGTGATAATTGCTGACTTTGCGGCCTGACGATGGATCTTTGTCAAAAAAGAAACTGGGAGAACACTGGACTCCAGCATATCCTTAAAAATATTGCATAGGCCGATGGATTCAAGTTGCCCAGGGTCACCAAGCATAATGAGTTTTGCGCCTGTCGGGATAGCTTTAAGAAGATCGAGAAAAATTTCCGCACCTACCATAGAGACTTCATCTAGAATAACGATTTTTTGACCTAAAGGAAAACTTTCGTTATGGGCAAAGCCTCCTGACGTGTATCCTAATAAGCGATGGATTGTACTACCTTCACGCCCAGTTACTTCTGTGAGACGAGCGGCAGCTCTGCCGGATAATGCACACTGAGCAAAATCATAACCTTGCAGAATTTTAAGTACGCCAGCAACAACGGAGGATTTACCCGTACCAGCAGAGCCAGTAACAATAGCCACATTGTGCTTCATAACGTTATCAATGGCAGCCATTTGCTCCTCGGTAAATTCCCATCCCTGGATTAGCTCGATTTGTTTTAGCAGTTCTGTCTGAGGGATAGAAGTTTGGGGAGGCAATGGAGTGCCTTCTGAGATACGAAGGAGTTCTTTGGCTATCTGCTCTTCAATGTGACGTATTTTAGCCAGAGCGATTTTTTGCTTATCTTCGCTCCACCAAAGCAAATCTTTTTCATGAAGCGAATAAAGACATTCTCTAAAGCGATCCAGATAATCCACATTCAAATCAAGGCCTGATAGAGTATTTGTGATTAACCATTGTGGACTTACCCACGTATGGCCTTGTTCAGTGATGCTGTTCAGCTGATAAACGATATAAGCTTCAATACGCTTAGGATCATCAAACGTGATGCCTTTTGCCATTGCTATCTGGTCTGCTTTCTTCCATCCAATGCCCTCTACTTCATAAATCATGGTATAAGGGTTAATTTTAATGGTAGAGATCATCCGCTCAATATCACCCTTGAAGCGTTTAATGAGTGAATCAATCTGCTCTACGGTGAGATCATACTCACTTAATGCAACATATGCCCTGCTCTTGCCAAGGTCTTTAAGAAAATTATCGACCATTCGCTGAGCAGTAACTTTTCCTATACCCTTCACATGACTTAATGCGTCTACATTCTGGTTGCGAATGACTTCGTAGGGATTCTTAAAGGCTGCGTAGAGCAATTTTACTTGGCGCTCTGTATAGAGGCTTTCAAGATAAATCCGTTGTTGGATAGGACTTGAAAAATCACACTCTTTAGCGAGCGTAGAAATTTGGTATGAATACCCATAAGTATCGTGTGACTCAAGGGTGCCTGTAAAGGTGTATAGGCCAGAGAAATCAAGATCATACGTTTTGCCTTTGATTTTGATTTCCAAGTTATCATAGGGCTCGCCTTCATGAAGCTCTTCAATTGAAGCGATAAAAATGGTCCAATCGCCAGAGCTATAGTACTTTGGATATAGGATTCGTTTTACTTTAATAAGACATTTGATTTGGTCTGTCAATTGGAAACACTTGTCCTTTCGGTAATTAACTCCAGAGAACCATTGGGGTACACTTCATCGATTAGACAGACAGTGTGGCTAAAAATCGAGTCTGAATATTTCTTGGGGAAAAAATTATCTCCGCGGCGAATGCCCGTAAGTAAGAGCTTTGTGCCACGAGTAAACCAAGATTTTTCAAGAATAGACTTGTCGCCTTCTTCGTTTACCGCAGAGATCTGGCGGTTGTAATGCGCATAAGATCCCGCATAGAACTTAACTGTGACAACCCCATCGGGCGTTAAAAGTGTGACCGTATGCTTGTTATTATTTCTATCAAGCACTGTACCGATAATCCTGAAGAGGCGATAACGATTCCAAGTAAGATCTTCGCCAGTTTTGCGATCTGTTCGTTTTTCAACGGCTTCAACAATAGGGTCTTCAGGAAGTGAGGCAAAATTGGTAATTTGATAGGCTGAGCGATCTACGCCATCTAATTCATGTTTGGTGTAATAAAAAGACAAGCTGTCCATTTCCCATTTTGCTTCATCACCACCGCAGTATTTTGCAAACTGCTCATTGATAAATCCTTCACGCATACGCTGATTAAAGGCAGACAATGTCGAGGGCGATTTGATCCAAGCGGTCATTTCTTCCGCAATGGATTTAAAGTGCTTTTCAAATTTTGCGTGGTATAAAACAGGGGTATCGTCATCATAAAAATAATCGACGCCCTCTGACATAAATTTGAAAAGTTCGTTTTCAAAAAAGATTTGAGCCGTTTGGTCTAAACGGTAAGCCTTGGGTTTATTGGAGTATAGGAATTTTGGCTTGCAGACGTAGCTTCTGAAATGCACCAAACGTTTTGCAAAATCAAATTTCTCTGGGAGGAAATTATTTAGACCAATTATGGCTGCAAAATTTTTGAAGTCTAAGCTCTTTTTATCTTCAACTTTCTGATGAGCAAGATAATTCATAAGCTCTAACATTTCTTCTGAGCGAGATTTTCCGCTAAGAGACTGAAAGCATCCGCCCTTCACCAAAGTAATAAGAGCCGCCATTTTGATTTCAGGGTTTCTGGAGCAAAAATCTGTGATACTTGTATAGGGTCTACGTTCAATTATTTGCTTAACAATGTCATCGCCTATGCCAACCATGCCTTTGAGACCAAAAATAATACGGTTATTAATGGCATCTGGCGTGAATCCGAAGCCACCGTGGTTGATATCAGGAAGAGCGATCTGTACGCCCTGAGACTGCATATTGCCTATAGCGGAAGCGACTTTGCCATAGTTTGTGGATTTGTTATCGTCGTTATCTTCATTGGCGGAGGCATTGACTGTGAGACATGCGGTTTGCCAATAAATATGCGGATAATGATGGAAGAGGTTCATTTCTTGAAGAGCAATGCAACTATAGGGGAGCGTATGATTTGAGGAGAATGAATACCCCAACTGAGGCGTCACATCGTATTTCCAAACATAATCAAGAAATTCTTTTCTTGTGCCAAGCTCAGCACCCTTCTTATAGAACAGCTCTTTGCTTTCAGTAACGAGCTTGGGCTTTTTCTTTGCAACGGCTTTACGGATCTTGTTAGCTTCTTGCATGGTGAAACCAGAAATTCGTGGGTCCATGCACAGCCGCATCAAATCCTCTTGCTCAATGGAACAAAGATAGTTTTCAGAAAGAATATCTTCAATAACTGCCATCTCATTTTCCGTTAGGCCAGCATCAACCATTTCTTTTCTTCGCAATTCCGGGCTCTTCTTCATCATGACAAAATGATCAATAGGCACCATTACGTCATTACCCATAAGCCTCATCACGGAGTTGGTAAGGGAAAGCTCCTTCAGAGATTGAGGACGAACTTTTTTGATCGCTTCGCTCCCGACTGGAGTGTCCATTTGGAAAAGGTTATAAACCTTACCATCACTGGCTTCAGCCCACATATCAGGCGAATCATAATCCAATACATCTGGGTGGATATATTTATCATATGTCTTTTTAAGAGAGCCTTGCCATTCGATCTTTTTATCTTTCAACAGAAGTTCCAGACAAATCTGGATTTTATCGCAGCCTTCTACAGTTAGAAAGTCTTCTTTAAGGCCGGAGCAGGCTTCGCTGTCGCCCATATCCCAAGCGGTACAATCAAGCCCTTGAGGGGATTTCATGAGGCTGTTGTGCTCAATGTAAGGGGCGTTGTAAATAAACACAGAGCTTGCATGGATACCGCGTCCAGAAACAAGGCCTTCGATTTCTGCAATGGTTTCCATGAGCGAGGGATAGGCAGAAATACGATTGATCAATTCTTTAACAGGCTGATGCCCATTATCTTCAGTGCCCTCCTTACACTCTTTAAGCGTCCAAACTTTACCGCGGGTGATGGGGACAAGAGAGGAGAGCTCAGTTGCAATATCACTGTCGATATCCAAACCGCGGCAAGCAGTTTTGATTGCTGACTTCGTGGCTTCAGTCCTAAAAGTGATGGTATTTAAGCAACGATCTGCGCCAAAAACATACTTTACACGCTCTAAAATGGCCTCGCGTCTACTGGCGCACGAATCCAGGTCAACATCGGGGCAGTCTGGACGTGAAGCATGCAGATGCCTCCACGGAACCGTGCCCCATTTAATAGGATCAAGCTGGGTAATAGACATGAGATATCCTAAATACCAACCTCCCACAGAACCTCTTGCAACGCCTACAACGCTTTCATTATCAGGACGTCCGGGAGGAGTAAAAGCGCCGTTTTCATTCCACATGATTTGGACAATGAGCTGCGTGAGATTGTAATATGCGCTCATAGGTTGCCCAAGACGTTCAGAGACGCCCCATAGCTGTTCTAACTCATAATTAATGCGAGATAGATGAAGATCATCAAACGGGGCTTCTTTCTCCACCATTCCAATTTCAAGCTGCTTCATGAGCCAGAGATCCTGTGCCTCTGGACTGGAATAGTATTTATGGATATAAGGATATAATTCAGGATTCACATCCAAAGAACGATTTACGATAAACGGTTCCAATTTGCGTTGAGGAACAATGGTGGGGTGAAACAGCCCATAATCCCCGGCATTTTTGCACATATCGGCAATCGCTAGAGTATTTAGAAAACCTGTCTCGATATCCTCAAGCGCCAAATCATCCTTCATGCGCTCAATCATTTCATCCGGCGTTTTAAGATAGGTGCTTTCATAAAAATCACCAGCTTCACGCTCTTCCTCGTGAGATTTCAAATAATTCTCATGTAGGACACGCTTATCTTTTGACAAATAGTGGGCGTCATTTGTGATGATCCATTTAAGATCAAAATGCTTACAGAACTTAATTGCTCTGGTATTAAACAATCTTTGGTCATCCGTGAGGCCAGGCTGAAGTTCAACAAAGAAGTTTTCTTTTCCAAACTGAGTCTGGCACCATGATACGAATTCATAGGCCCCCTTTACATCTCCCGCAAGGGTAAGCTTATCAAATTCTCCACCCAGACATGCTGTACTTGCCACAAGATGGCCGGGGTTTTTACCTACGATTTCTTCGATATCAGAATAAAAGGTTGGGAGCCTTTCGACGCCTTTGAAGGAATAACATCTACCCCAAGCTCTTGAAGAAAGCAATCGAAGTTGTCTATGTCCAATGGCATCTTTGGCCAAAAGAACAAAATGATAAAAATGCCCACTTTCTATTGGGAAATATGTTTTTCCATTATCAGCGGTATATGGGTCACAATCATGGCAAAGATAAATCTCATTCCCCAGTATCAATTGAAAATCAGGATTTGTTTTATGGATTTCTTTTAGGCAATTCAGAGCTTTGATATGGCCTGAAAGGCATTCGTGATCTGTGATAGAGATACCATGCAGCCCGATTTGAGCTGCATGGTTGATAAGTGCGCTTGTTTTATTGATACAATCAACAAGGTGGGTATTTGAATATTCTGTATGAGCATGATGCTCGTGAAAGCGCTTATTCATCGTCATCCTCCTCATGCTTGTCAAGCATTTCCTCGGCAACGCTGACAACGGAGGAATCGAAGAACCAATGAATGACTGTATGCACAGCCAAACCTGTGCCAAACATACAGCATGCCACTCTCGTGAGCTCGGTTAAACATAAGATGGGGAATGCGGCAACAACACAAATGCCGCAAATGATATCAAGAATGAAAACGAGACTGAGAAGTATTCCGATAGGGATCACTCCTTTTGATTGGCGTCTTGACAAATCAAATGAATTTTTTCAATCAGAAGCTGTTCTTCTGCCGCAGAATATCGTTCTTCTCCGTTGTTTGCCACTCGTTCTGCCTGGATAGCTTTAATGAGAATATCCTGCATAGAACGAATGGGGGAGATTTTGGTGCACTTACTTTCATTGTTGGCTTTACTCATAATATCCATCCTTTCTTTATTCGCAAAAACTTGAGTTACAAAAAGGACAATGGGTTATGTGCTGATTTCCAGCTTGAGTAATTGTGTAACCAACTAAGTTAGTTCGCCATTGAAGATATATATTCATGCCGCACCGCCAACATAGCCCTGTTACAGGAGCAAAAAGAGGAAGGTTGTTGCGGTCGCAGTACAACTGCTGACGTTTGGAAGCTGTTTTGGGATCAAACTCTACCAAATGAATCACCACCTAAAAGAAGCAATGACTTCTTGTTCTATCATGCTGGCGTCTTTGGTATCGGGATCCCATTCTTTGTTTGTGGCAAATGTTTTATTCGTAGGCGTCCAGAGGGAATAATATGGGCAATAGTGCCTGAATTCTGGCTTGGCGTTGGGGTTTTGTGCGCAATATGGGCACCAATAGCATAGCGGTGTTGGAGAGGGCTCCCACGTATCTGAAGAAGTACATTCTTCAATGCTATCTAAGAGCTTATTCAACTTCTTTTCAGCTCGGCTAAGCCATCCTTTTGTGCCTCCCAGTCGCTGTTCACCAAGCAAAACAAAATCATACATATATTCGATGATTTCCATTTTGGGGTAAAGCTTTTGGCAGGCTAAATGGTAAATGTAAAGCTGAAGAGGAGTGGTAAGTTTTTTGGAATCATAAACAGCCTTAGAGGATTTATAATCCACGATGCGGAGCTGATCGTTATGGTTTTTTTGAACTTTATCGATCAGTCCGCGGATCCGAATGCCCGGTCTGATATCAAATTCAAATGGGACTTCAACACCTACGGTCGTCCATTCTGTGTCGTGTTCCTCATCTGGGAGATGCTCAAAGAAAATTTTAAGCTTCTGATCATAAGTAAGACCCGATTTGGTATCTGGAGCGATCCAGTCATCAAAGAACTTGATTTTGAGCTTGTCAACGCTTAAAATCACCTCTTTTTTGGCCTTTTCGCCTTCGTTGGACGCCTTATCTATGCCCTCCCAACCAGAGTGAAGGGTGATATCTTCAAGGGCTTTATAATCCGGTTTTTGGCCATTTAAGATAGCCTGTGAGCATAGTTCTTTGACTTTGTGAAGGAGATTGCCCATGGACAAAGCGAGCGTATCTTCTTCTGGATAATGTTGCAAAATGTATTTGTGATAAAAACTGAATGGACAGTTTTCAAATTGCGACAGCGCTGTATATGAATAGCGCTTTACCTTTAGTTCAACTTCACTTATGAAGGATCACCACCTTTTTAACCAGCGAGAATAACAGCGAAAGTAACGGCAATCTGGATCAGATGAGCAACCTGATCCTGCCAAAGATTAATGCAATGCTTATTGGCTTTCAGATCATCCACAATAAAGTGAATCAGTGTATTGATAATAAAGCCAACTACGAATAAGATGCCAACATCGCAATACACATATAAAGCAAGCGGGAGCATGATCATGAATGACCAGCTAAGGCTGTGCATCCACAGTGCCATAAGGTAGTCATTTTTATACAGGGAATCTGGCGCGTTTTTAACCCACCAGTCTTTCTGCTTCATCTGGGCAAGAACGCCCTGAAGAACATAGTCATCCAGCACATGCATGAAAACCATGCTCAAAAACACGAAAGGCAGACTAGGCATCATCATGAATAGCTGACCTCCTTGCCCGTTTCACGCAATTCCTTAAAGACAGGGAAACGCAAGGATAGATTGCCATCGACATCATGGGTTTCCTCAAAATACTGGACAGAGATCACGCGGCCAATAAGCTCATCGCGCATTTCCCAAAAACGAATTCGGTCAGTATAAGTATAGCCAGAACCAACACCAAGCTTATTGCCCTTATAATCCACGATAAAGGCACCAAGCTTACCAGTATTCGCGCCTTTACCTTCTTCATAGCCAATGATTTTCAAATCGCAATCCTGCATGACTTTAACCTTGAGAAGATTCTTGGTACGTTTACATTCATAAGGAGCGCCATTGATGTTGATCATGATACCTTCTTGATTAACTTTTCTTGCTTGTTCAAGAAAAACCATGATTTGGTCAGTATCATAGCCTGCGTAAAGCACAGGAAGTACACGCAAGTGTTCAAAATCCGTAGCACATTCGAGAACCATTCTTCGATTTATATAAGGCTGGTCACATCTGCCAAATTGGAAATCTTCTAAGGGAAGGATGTCGAAAACATGATAAGTAACGCCATGCTTTTCACCTTTGGAGCGGACAACTTTTGTGGTTCGCTTATAACCCTCAGCGCTTGTGAGTTCATGAGCGTTATCAACAAGCAGCTCTCCATCCAGCACCCATCCATCCTCATCGTTTTTAAACCACTCGCGCATATCTGCTTCAATTTCGACAAGGCCTTCAATAGGCTGGCCCTGACGGGAGTAAAAAGTCACTTTGCCATTATTATAAATGCCAAGGCAGCGAATGCCGTCCAGCTTTTGTGTGAGCGTAAAAGACTTGTCCATCATCACAAACTCAGGATGTTCAAAATACTTCTCTGCAAGCATGCAGCCAAAAGTAGGAATGAAGTTTTTACCATAGACCTTATTAAGAGTCGTGGCAGTAACACCAATCTTGCAGTCCTTGCACATGAACTGACCAAGGAAGTCTGCAAGTTCTGAGTTAATCAGACGGATTTGGCTAATAATTGCCTGTAAATCTGCAATCATAAGATTTGTTGCTGCAGGGGCTTTCTTGAAATAGGAACATAGAGCCCATAGATCTGGCAAATACGTTCTTGAGCAAAATTTGTCTGTTAATACTACAGATTTATTCAACTTTGCAGTGCTTAGGCCATAAATGATATAAGGATTATATTGCTGGTAAAGGGCCTCTTTTACTGACCCATCAAGAGCATCGCGATAATTAGCGAGAACAGCGAGCTTTTCTTTGCCTGTTGCAGAAGCGATTTTTTCAAAAGCTTCTTTAATATGGAGGAGTTCTTCAATAGCCGCTTGATTAAACATTGACAACGCCCTCCAATGCCTTGAAATTAAACTCCAGCATTTTTCGACTTGCCAGATGATCCGCCAAATGGACAAGCTTACAAAGCCAATCGCCCATTGTTGGGTTGGGTAAAATAAGAGAGCTATGCTTTGAAACCGTCCATCTGCCCATATGAGTGATAACCGCATTTGCCGCTGATTCAATAATCATAGCGGCTTCAGACGGTAAAAGCGTATTATGCAGCTCTCTATATTTCTGAAGCGCTGTCAAAAGAAAATCTGAAGCGAGAAGAGGATGCTCGTGAACAGTGTGGTTGTTAGGCGGGAGCTCAGATGACGAGGAATCAGGTGGGCCAGATTTAAAGCAATCATGTACAAGAAGCGCCAGCAATCCAGCGTCTGTAAAATCTGTGTTTACTACCATGCAGTCCTGCTGATACCACGAGGTAACACCGGGGGAAACAAATGAATAAAAGATATTCATAGCGGCTCTTGTGTGGCGGATAAGGCCACCTTCACCAAGAGCATAGGATGGATGGTATTTCCCAGAAGAAGACGCAGGAATATGAAAGAAGTACTCCGGCATATTCTCTAGACAAAAAAGAGCGAAGTTATAAACATCCCCATTTAAAATCAAATTGACTTCAGGGAATAAAGCGATTCTTTCATCAGGTGTCAAAACATCACCTCATACTATTAGTCGTTATTTCAAATTTTTCTTTCATAAGTTGTTCGAGTACTTCTTTGCCACGGTCGGTCGGCGCATCTTTATACTGCAATAGATCTTTGCTGTCCCAAAGCACATAGGTAGTTGCATAGGGGGTGAAAAGCCCCGCAAGTTTAAGGATTTTGTTTGCGTAGGAATCGCTTTCTTCGGAATATGCGGCATGATACTCTTTATCAAAAGCAAGGAACACTTCTTTTACCCCAAGGCTAACGATCATATCTCTTTGAAATGTAGAGATATTAGAACCACAGACCGCTACGCCAAAGCTATCTTCTCCATAAAATGAAGAGCATTGCAATGCCAGCTTTTCGCTTTCGCCTAAAAGAATTTTGGAATACTTTTGAACAGCTGGTTTCACCTTATCAAGGCCGTAAAGATTGTAGCGGAGAGTGTGGCGGTAGTCTTTTTGACCTATCCGGGTTGGAATATACTTAAAACCAGCCGCAACAGCTTCTTCATCAAGACATCTGGAGCGTATCCCGATCAAATTGCCAAGATGATCATAATGCGGAATAATGATTTCTTTACGGCTGACATCAAAGCGGATATTGAAACGTTCACATGCCTCGTGAGTAATGCCCTCGTGCATCCATTCTGCAGGAGTTACCCGTGGATAAAGGTCTAATAGACCATGAGGCAAAGGAGTATATGTCGGCGGAGGGGGCGGCTGCTGAGAAAGACCAAGTATTTGAGAATAACGATCAAGTATTTCCCAATCATCAGTGATCTTTTGCTCAAATCCTATCTTTTGCCCAAAAGAAATCCCAAGAGTTTGCTGGACATAATCCAGCGCTTGTCCAAAATTACAATGAAGAACGCGCTTGACAAGCTCATAAATATCAAAGCTTTCGCCACATTGAGTGTAGCAATGGAACAAGCCGCTCTCCTGATAATAAAAGAGCTTGTAGCTTCCGGTATGTGCGGGGTTATGACAAATGGTCTGAAAAATCAAATCACCATTCGCTGTAGCTCTAGGAGGGTCACTGCCTAAAGCTGTGACCAGTTTAATGATTTCAGGGGTTGAAAATGAACGCTCAAACTGCGTTCTGATCATTTTGATTCACCCCTTACCAGACAAAGGTTTCGGGGTCGGTATTCACGGGCTTTTCTTCCTCAGTTTCGTCAAGGATGGTTTCAATACTGGTGTTTTCCACATCCAAACGTTTATAATTGCGGTCAGTTACAAAAAGATCAGTCGTGCGGAGAGTGGCATAATCAAAATGAAGAAATAGTTTTACATGGTTGAGCTTGCCACGTCTGACTTTATAGATGTGATATACAAGATTAGGCGGTTTGTAGAACGCCTGAGCCATAATGGATTTTGTGGCTTCAAGATCTTTTTCTGTCGGCTCAAGAACTACATAGCCAATATCGACTTTGTCCGCTATACCCTTAGCACCGCGAATGAGACTTTGATCAGGATCCTTGCAATTCTTCCAGTCGCCGCTCGCCTGAGTGGATGTATCGATATGGATATTCAATCGATTGCAAAGAGATTTCATGCGATCAGAGAACATAACGAGCACATTATCTTCACGAATGTTGACGCCTCTGGTTTTTTGTGCGATCTCCATAAGGATCTTGGTAGAAGAAAAGATGTAGTCAAAGTAGAGATGAGAGATCATATGCTTGCGCTTATAGGTACAGGCTAGATTCTCAATGTCGTCTACATTGAACTGAGGGATATGTTCGATCCACAAAGGAGCCTCGGAAACGATTTGGATTGCTTTATCTACACGTTCTTCTTCGCCGGGAGCATATTTGCCATCGAGGATATGTTCTTCAGGCACGCATGCAACATAGGCAAGGATCATGGTTTGAACTTCTTCTGGTTCAAGCTCAGTGGTGATGTAGAGGGTTGGTTCGGCGCATTTGGTTTTTACCCAACGTTTAAGATCGGGGTCATAATACTTTGAAATGGCGCCTAGGCAAGCATCTGAAAGAGAAAGGCGGGTGTTGTGAGTGACGATGTAGTCAGAACTCACATACAACGCATCTTCGTTATCGACTGTAAGGCAAGTCATATCTACATATCGGTCTGTAGGAATGATGTCTACAATGGCGTTGTAATCCTTATAAGAATCTCGATGAGATCTTGCTGCATACGCTTCAGCAATTGTTTTTTTCCTGGGAAGCTTAAACAGACTGGGCTTTAATGCGCGTGGACACTGAATGTATATTACGAAACAAACGCCGGACTTATACTTTGCTCTATTATCGAGTCCGGGGACGGCAGTCAGGCCAAGGCTTCTACAAAGGGACAGCATACAATCCTTCATTGTAAGGCTTGTTGTTGTGAAAGAAATTCTCCCCTTGTTTTCACTGTCGATATGGCCGTCTGTATCCAACAGCCCACGCAGCAACTCGAAGCGTTGCTCTACTGAGCCCATGAGATAGTCGCCAGGGATATATTTTTCTTCCGAGTATGCACCAGATAGATTAGGATATTGTGCGACTATATCTGCCACATGAATATTTTTACCATCCTTCTTAAAATAGTAAGAGTAATTGTTGCAATTAGGTTTGATTACATCCCATTTCATTACTTCGCCAATATGGGTGGGGAGGATACTATCTTCTGAAGAATAATAAAAAGTATTGCTTCGCTCGCTTGTTCTAAAGCTTCCGTCCCCCAAAAATAGCCCCATAATGTAAGGGGGAATCAAAAATTCTTTTTCTGGATGTTGGACGGGCTGGCACAAAGGAACTCTGCATTTAAAAGTGCCTCCAACGCCCTCTCTCCAATGCCCAGAATAGCGCTCTAAAATTTGAGCCGTTGTTTCTACGCGATATAATTCGGGATTGTGTCGGTCATAATAGTAAAACCAAAGATGATCATCGCTACATTCATGCATACGACCATCGTAAAACTTAACTTCGTATACACGTTTTTTATGTGGTTGATGATGCACGGCAAGAACTTTCGTAGGCTTGCCATCTCGGCCAAGCAAAACATCGCCTGGTACCATATCTCCAATTGCTTTCCATCCCTGATCATATGTTGGAATCATCGTATAATCAGGGGCACATTTTCCTAGGCCCGAGGGCGCCGTCCTCAGATAAAACTTCTTAAGTCTTCGGCCTCTGCAAATGGTAGTAAGCTTTTTGGAGTTCATTGGCGCTCCCATCTCAGGACGCTCCATGAGAGACTTTTTCAGCTCTACCATACCTTCGGCAGCCTGTCCACCAACTCGTCCGCCAACGTTGGAAAATTCGCTTTTGATTTCAGACAGCTTTCCTTCATAAAAAGCGAAGATGTCTTCAAGTGAACTATTATCCAGCTTTTCTCTGGCAATCTTCTGTACAGATGGGTCTGCAGAAGTGTTATTGTAATACTCGCCAACATCAATGCCAGCCTTCACCAGCTTATTCAGAAGAGAATACTTTTTAAGTGTTTTATAATGAAGGGTAAAGTTGCCATCCGCCATCGTATTGATCAGTGCATTGATATAAGCCTGACCACCATTAGTGGTGAACAGATGGTAGTGTTCTGGATAATTGGAAATATACTCATCAATGGACATGACGTTGATATTTTCCGCGCCATTCAGAGACAAATTAGCAATAGCCGTAAAGACGATTTTATGAAAACGCTCAGGAAAATCATCGGGCGTTAAATGAAAACGTTCGTCCATAAACAAATACGGATTTTTGATAAGCTCTCCAAGGACATGGAGAGTAACAGCTTTATCTTGAATCAATTCTGTTTTGGGTATTGTAAATCACCACCTAAACATCTTCCATTCGGAATACACAGGGGAGAGGAGAAGGCTTGGTCTGATAAGGAAGTACAACAGCTTCATCCTGAACAACAACGCTTTTGTTATATTCATTGGCTTCATTGGAAAGTGACCAAAAAGCAAGCGCTTCATCATAGATATAGGGGACAATACCGATGGAAGGAGATTCCGGCTCTGGTATATTGTTGGGCAGGATATCAAAGAAATACCGCAAGGACAAAAGAATGTTTTTATAAGAATACCCACGTTGAGTATGAAAATCATTGATTTGCTTATTTAGCAATGGACTTAAACAGGACAGGCCATACAAAGAATAAACATAACTGTCAAGCTCATCCCGATCGGGATCCATGCGAACCATAGATGCAGAAGCCTTCTTTTGATCTTTTGCTTTTGCCGCGGCTTTGATTTCTTCTAAGCAAGCTGCGTGATAATTCTTGGAGCGATATTTAACGTTTTGTCCACTAAGAATAGCGTTTCCGCATTTTGCACAAATCATACCGTGCACCGCCTAGCAAGGCCAACATGTTTGTAAACGGCTGAAAAGGCCTCTTCTAAGGTTGCATAATCAGAAAGATTACCAACTTCAGTAAAAGACCACATACCTATTTCTGCTTCTTCGCCATCCTCCGTAACAATGTCCAAAAATCCGCCTCGTTTTTCTTTTTTTACGTAGCAAGGGAAAAAGGTGTTAAATTTAACGGAGCCGTGATATCCAATGGTGTTTTTATACATTGCGCTTTCCCCTTTGCGGGGTCGGGGAGTGTTACCCCGACCCCAATATTTTTTTAAAGCTTCAAATCCTTCAGATCGGAAAGGATAACTTCCAAAATCTGTGCCTGCTCAGGCTGAGCATCCATAACGCCCTTACCCTTGCCAAGATAAGACTCGATGAGGGCTTTATACTCCTCGATACGGCCAGCGGCGTTCATCTTAAGTGCGATCTCCTTGATTGCTTCCTGAAGCTCAGCAAAAGTAGGAGCGGGAGCATCTGTAAAAGGAGCCTGCTGTTCAGCAAAGGTTACAGGCGCGGCACCATCCAGCTCAAGCTGCTTGCGCTTTGCTTCGATAATAGCGGCACAAAGCTTTTCAGCAGTGACCTGTTCAATGTAAGGAACAATCTGCGTATAACGAGAACGAGTATGATACTGCGTATTGGGGGCGAAATAAATCGTGGAGAACACAGTGCGGCCATTCTCATCAACGGGGGCGGCTCTCATATAACCAATGACATCCACATCGTTGCAGATGGGCTCAATAGCACGCTTATCGCCGGAAGGATACATCTTGGTATACTTCTGCTGAGTGCGGGGGTCTACCTCATCGCGATAGCCGCCGTCATGCGCGATATACACAAGGGTGAAGCCAGCAAGGCGGAGGGCACGAGTGGCACGGCGGAACTCACGGCCAAACTCGGTGTAGGCATTTACGGAGCCGTCCTTCTTGCCATCAACGGTATAGCGGGTTTCGCCGAGAGACTGGATACCAAGCTTTGCGCAGACAAAATCGATACAATAGTCAGCCATAACATCAACCGTATCAAGAATAATGGTCTGAGCGACTTCGTGTGCTTCAGCGGTGGTCGCAGGGGAAGTGGCCCACTTGACAAAAGCGAGGAAATCCTTCCAGCTCTTCATGGGATAATACTGCTTGCCCTGCATACCCGTAATACCACTTTCAAATGCAAGGTAGTAAGACTTTGGCATGTTGACTGCGACAGGGGTCTTACCAGTGCCATTAGCGCCCCAAATAAGGATAGCTACACCTTCAAGATCGCTGGTGATCTGAGAAACAGGAGGCTTGCCAAAATGATAATCTGCCATTCCATTTACCTTCTTTCGTAATTAATAAGAGAAATCATTGATCTTTGCCATAGCCGCGGCATTGTTGTTCATGGGCATTGCGGGGGCAGTTACAGGAGTCATAGCAGGAGACCCATTCTTACGCTCCTTAGCCATGATCCTGGGGATGGTTTCGTTATTGCGGACAGCCAAAGCAGCCATAATCGTTTCACGAGAGTAGGACTTGACGTCTTCTTCGGAATAGGGATTCCAGCCGCCCATGATTTCCAGTTCATTGATATAGGTGCGAGCCTCCATCTTGCGGCCAATGCCAGCCTGATTAGAGGTGGTGACATGCACGGTGTTGATCAGGTCGCCATTAAGCATGGCCGTCTGGCCAACCTCGTAGGTGTTTTCAAAATCTGCAGCAAGATTCTTGCCGACAACGAACCTCTGAGGCAGGATCGCACCGCGGTACATGGGCACATATACATCGACGAGCTTTCGTCCGGTTTCTTCGCTATTCACAATCTCATCAGTGATCTTATCGATATAGCATTCAACCTCAAAAGTAGCGCAGGGATTAAAGTCAGTATCTACTCGATTGAAATAATTGCTGGAAATAGACACGCGGCTGACAAAGCCATTCTGGCCGTTATACTCATTACGTCCAAGGGTGGCGTTAGTGACGGATACCTTTGTGCACTGGGCCATAGCAGTCGCAAGATCGTAGCCCTTTTCAAGTAGAGAAGCCATATCCACATATTCATTCATCACAGTTACAATACCGGGATAAGCCTTGTTTTCCTTAAGTTCACCTGTATTGGAATCCTTGATATACTGAGCGGCATACACGTTGATTTCATGATCTGCTGCGGGGGGAATGTGAAGCTTTAGAGAGCCACGGATAACGGGGTGATTGTTCTGGTCTGATACGAGTTTCAGATCCATTTCCTTAAGATAGCCTGTAATTCTTACACGATTCATAGCCTGGCGAAGAGTAGTATTATTCTGATTTTCCATTTAATGATTCATCTTCTTTCTGTTTGTTTTGCTCAATATAGTCTCTGATACATTTTTCATAGGCTTCATCATCATCCCATGTATCGGAAATGAGGGGCTCAATAGGTTCACGCAAGAGTTCCCAATTAACACTTATCTGTTCATCCGGTTCCACTTCTCCCCTGAAATGAGTTGGGAGACTTTCTTGGATGCGCTTTACATATTCATTTGCGGTATTGTAGGGATAAACGATATGCAGATCATAGTGTCCATGGAGAGGAAAAACATAAGCCAAAAGCTTCCCGCAATGGGGGCAATACAACGAGGTGCCAGTCCATTCCAAAGCAGTCAAATGCTTTGTGCAAAGATTGGGAAATAAACGATGGCAGAGTTTTTTGAGTGAGAGTTTCATAGAGCACCGCCAATAATAGTTAGTTTATAAGATTTGAAAATGAGCACAAAAGGCGGTGCTCTGCTTTGAATTATCATAAGCAGAGCCTCCTAAGAGTTTTATTGATTTTTTGAGGTTATCTTTCTAACGAATCGTTTTTAACATTACGAGCGTATTCGAGGAATTTTTGGAACTCAATTTGCTGGATGCTTGTTGGGGCATTGTTGTCACGCTTTAGGAAATCCATAAGTATGCCTGAGAAATTTGGTGTATAAGCCCAAGGGAGTTTATAAAGCTTCCAATGCGTATAAGCGGCGTGATACATAGCACTCAAACGAATGGAACGCATGGAAAGGTCCAAATTGTTGGCTTTATTGATCGCCTTAATAACACGGCCAATCCGCATGTTCAGAGACTGGCTATTTAGCGAGATTTTTTCTCCAGCTCGCTTACCCGCATTTTCAGCAATCAACAGGGGAGCACAACTTAAGTGGTTGTCTAAACGGTACTGATGAGCTTCCTTCCACAGCAAATAAATAATATTAATGATCTTTTTATTGGCAATAGTGAAAAGCACTTTAGAATCAGCTTTGTCATTAGACATAATCAGAATTTTTGCAATCATAGAAGAATCTTCTGGCGCAGAAAGCAAAGAATCATTGTCGTCAAAAAATGCAATGTCAGATTCAGAAAGGCTCACCAGATCATCCAATTGCAAACCAACCCAAATAAAAACCAAGCAAGCCTTATTCAAGAATTTTGCTTTTTCTGTAACACGCTTTTGGTCCTGAAGGTTGTCTGCAAGAGCAATAAGATCGTCTACAGTGCTTAGATATTTACGCAAATTTTGGTGGGCAAATATCTCGGAAACCTGCTCTATTTCCATACGCTGATAAGGAGAAAGAGGGAGGGCTAAGATATGCTGTTGATCAAGCCATGTATAATACGAGCGGATTAATCCGTCATACTGCTTGACCATTTGAGGCGATAAATTGGTGAATTGTTTATAGACCTCAACCCATTGATCCTTAGGCAGAGTATCCCAATCGTATCCCATTTTGTGAATGATGGCTTCAACGTTGAGCAATAGGGATGACCTTCTAGCTGAGTTTTCAGAAGTCGCCTCAAGATAGTCCCGAACCGTCATTCTCATTTTCCTTTCAGAAATATTATAGGAGATCCGAGATTATTATATCACATATTAGTTATTTTGTAAATGCTCTTTTTTAAATTTTACTTATGTTTGGAGTAAAACAATAATAACCATTAATAGGACAACTGTGACGATGGGGACAATCAGAATCGTTAGAACAGTATTCACAAGGGGAAGCATTTCTGTCAGCGAGGTGAATGGCAAGTTGCTTCATGAGATCATAAGCGTTCTGCAGGCGAAGATTGTCTCGTTCAAAAGCGAGTGCTGCCGCACGAGTTTCCATATAGCTGGAATGCTCAAGGCGGAGCTGTTCTTGCAATTTTTCAATCTCGTCTGCCGCAAGTTTTTCAAGGTTATCGCACAATCCCTTGTGGTATTTAAGTTGACAATCATCACAGCTCATTTCCTGATGACAATGCCTGAGGCAAGCAACTACATCGACATCAACATTAATATTTTCTTCCATAGCATGCTCCTTATTCAAGTTTTCGCAATGGATTATCCATGTTGCCCTCAGAAAATGAAACCTGGTCTCCAATTTGCAAAACGGCAAAAACAGAAATGGGAACCCGATAATCCATTAGGAAAGGGTGGCTGAAATTCTCTTTGAAGTACTCAACAGTTACAATGAAATACTTGGGATTTTTGATTTGAAAAGGTTTGGAATCTTTAGACGCCCATTGCCAATAAGATGGCTGGATTCTTTTGTCAACAACTGTTCCAACCATTTCACCGTTCTTGGAAAGACCGACCGTTGGCAGGATAAACATACAGAACAATAAAGCCAAACTAACAATTCTCTTCATGCATTACCTCAAAGCATTTCATCATGCTGATCATTTTCTTCTTCGTGAAGAAGCGAATAAAGCGGTGGGCGGTGCTTTCCTTCTTTGTATCCACAAACGGGACACTCGCGTTCTGCTTTACGGGGTGGGATCTGAGCTGAATGAATAATGGGAAGTTCCATCAAACGCTTCTTACACATATTGATAAGTCTGCGTTCTGGTTCCAAAGGTCTTGACATGATAAGCTGATCCAGCTCTCTCAGGGCGTCTGTTCGGTTGATGAAGGTAAGCGGTTCATTATACATTTATACGCCTCCATTTACACTATAAGCACGAGCACGTTTTTCCATCTGTTCTCTTTCAAGCTTTGTCCAGTTGATCCAGCCATAAATACAATTGGCCGTCCAGCCAACATACATGGCAACCATAGACCAGTTCCCGGCAACCCACCACAGCTTGATGCAAAGCACATCAATGATCAGCCACCACAGCCACTGCTCACGATAGCGGCGAACCATGAGGATTTGTGCGAAAATAGCCATGACATTGGTAGCAGCGTCTGTGTAAGCCTGCGCAGAACCAATAAGAGTGAGAATATGACCCATGGCGATTGTAGCAATGACGGTGCCAATGATAGACAAGAGCCACTGAACAGGTGTAAAGACCAGAGCAGAAACGTCCTGAGTTCCATCCTCGTTGGTTTCCATGTTAGACTTCCAGACGAAGATGCCCCAAATCATGGTAACAAAGTACCAGAGGTTTTCAATGACTTCACCATAAAAGCGATTCTGCCATGCGAGAACCAGATAGGTGATCGTCTGTGCAAAGCCGATGAAATAGAAAGCCAGCTTGCCTTTGGCGCAGAGCACAACAGAAATGACGCCAGCAATACCGGCAATGATATTCAAAGGAGAATCAGGAACGATACAAAAAACAACGATCTGCAAAGCGACCATTGACCACAAAAAAATCTTTTCAAAAGCGCTGTAACCCGTCCAGAAGGTACGGAGAAACCAAGACGAAATAGCCTTCATCGATTCATTACCTCTTTTACATAATCAACAATAGTCATGAAGTTTTTGTAGTAATCGCCGCCATTCAAAAACACGACGCGATCCATAAGACCAGCATATTCCATATGACAAATCAGCTTATTCAGCAGCTCGTTTCTGCTGCCGATATCGGAATGATGCATGAAGCGGGTGTGATCATCTACAAAAGTATTTTTAGGAACGAGACAGAAGATCTTATCCCATCGCGATTTCTGCGTTAACTCATCCGCCATAGCGGCTACACGCTGGTACTCTTCAGGAGTGATAGCGCAATGGGGGTCTTCGGAATACATTTGAGCATACATTTTGGTGACAAGCGAATCTGTATCAGCGAAGAATACACCATGGTTGCCAGGGCTATTGATGAGCTGTTTGTTCAAATGATACTGGCCTTCAAGGAAAGCCATAAAATCTGCGCCGTCCAATTCCCAATCAGCAACACAGGATTCTTTCATATAATCCCTTGCCCATTCATAAGAACAGGGGGCATTGAAATACTTGCCAAGATCTTGAACAAGAGTGCTTTTGCCTTCTGAAGCTGTACCAGTGATTAGGATATTATGACTGAACACTCTGCGGAAAGGAGCGGCAATCTGATCCCAATGCTTAATAGGATTCTGACGGATCATGGTAGCGCAAATGGGATTAGTGGCTTTGCGATCTACAAGAATGACGTTCTCATCCCACATGTCTTTCAGATCGCGAGCATAGTTTTCATCGCCAACATACCAGCAGCGGTCAAAGCCCGTAGCAGCCATATACCAAATGTTCTCAAACTCGTCCATCCAAACAGGCCAACCATTGGGATACTCTGCAATACCAAGTCTTGAATCATTAATAGAGTAAACGGCTACTTTGTCATCATCTGCAAAGAATTCGCGGACATAACGATAGCGCTTGGCATGGGGCATAAGGGGTTCGCCTTTATCACCATCATAACCACAGACGATGACCAGGCAACCTCCCTCATTTTCTTTTTTGGCCCTCATGATCAGATCCAAATGCCCCTGATGGAGTGGGGCAAAGGAGCCAAAGACAATTCCCACTTTTCCTTCAAGGGGCTTCTGATAAGCATGAAAAGAAGTCATATAAACCTCCAATTGACAAATATGGTAAAATAAAAATTGGTACGGTGCTCCGCGATGGGAGAATGGGCCTTCATAGATCATCTTGGGTAGCTACTGCCTTAGACGACTATGAAAGGAGTGATGCATATGTTAGAGCATGTGAAAGTAATTTACTACGTCGGTAAATTTGTTTTTGATATGATTTCAACATGTGTGCTTGTCCTTACTTACGTAAGAAACAGCAAAACAGCCATGAACTGACTGGCAGTTAGCTATGTTCAATGATCGATAAGTGGGCTATCCATCGCAGGCACCGTACCTTTATTGAAACCGCAAGGCGGGATCAATCTATACCAAGGACGTAGTGGATGAAATTCTCGCGGCCGATGGAGTCAATAGCTTTTTTGCAATCCTCTTTTGTAGAGAAATAAGTTGATTCTCCAATGGCTTCGAGATCATTTTGAAACATAAAGCTATCAGAAGGGATATCGTACCAAACACTCCAATTAGCCCCTCTATTAAGAAACGGTCTTCCCATAGCACGATACATAGCTCGGTACTTGGCGCACTTGGCAGCATATTCACCTTCCGCGAGGGTTCGAAAACAATTTCCTGTTTCCGCGTAAGTTACATGCTCGGGATCTTGTGGACTGAAATTGCTTCGATAGCATACTTGGAAAAGAGTATTTACGAAACAAAAGGGCGAACCAATCTTTGGCCATTCTTTTGCTTTTTCAGCCTCAATAAGTTTCACTTTCAAAGTTTTAGCGAAGTTACTGTCCTTCATAGCTTCAGTCACAATGGCGTCAATGTTCATCGAAATCCTCCTATATAACCAATTGCTGAACAAATGGGGATAATGGGACTTGAACCCATACGCCGTTTGGCACCAGATCCTAAGTCTGGCGCGTCTGCCATTCCGCCATATCCCCTTAAGAAAAAGTCGAGGTGGTGGGATTCGAACCCACGCTCTCCACATCCCAAATGTGGCGGGATAGCCAAACTTCCCTACACCTCGATAAATAGCGATGGTGGGATTCGAACCCACGATGGCGCCTATGGCGCGAGAATTATTCAGTAAGACACCTTACAACTTAGCACCTTGGCCTTGAGCGCAGTTCTGCTACTACCCTTACTGAGATCGCGACTCTTCTCTGCTTCGTCCACTTACATACATCGCCGATGCCCGTACTCTTACAACCGGCGGCTTAGGCAGAAGAAAGTGCTCTGTGAAGTAGATTCTTCTGCTTTATGAGCCACCCAGGCATGGTATAGAGCTTTTGTTTATCGGTACTCACAGGTACTCTAACCACCGTGTTTTCATTTCGCTTCAGCATTTACGCATTGGCAAGGAAAAACATAAACCTCTGGG